ATAGAAGATTATGTAGACATTATCAATAACATGCTATTGTCTATTGGGTTTCACCAAGATACAATAATAGAGGGGTTTGAAGAATTTATACAAAGTAAAAAAGAGGGAATATGATACTAGTAGATAAAATACACGAGTACGATTATGAGTTAAATGATAACGTACACACACTAAGGTATTCAGACAACGGAGAATGGACATATCCTAAGGATGTAGCTATGCAAATAGTAGACGATGGTAATGGGTTGGTGATTAAGTTTAATGAGAAATGCAGGATTGACTACAGTGAGGCAGAGATGTTACTCATACTATTAAAGATAATCAATAAAAAGTACAAGTACGAGATGGTAACTAAAATAGAGGAGTTATGAGATACTTATTAGCAATAGCTGCTTATGAGCTGATAAGAGGAAAGGCTGTATGGCTTTGGTATTATTTAATTAAAAAAGGAAGCGAATGACACTAAAAGAAAAAATTACAAAAGATGTACTTGATATGCCATTAATTAATAGTCCTACTAAAAAAGAAATTTCTGACTATGAAAAAGGATTATCTAATTTAGAACAATTAGCAGATGAATTTGCTATTGGGTTTGCAGAGTGGTGTGTTCAAAAAAGAATAGATTTTTTTGATGATACAGAAATTGGAAAAACATATACTATTAATGGATTTGTCAGTAAATATAAAATGAAAGAACTATTAGAAATCTATAAAAAATAAATGGTTATGAAACAATACAAAAACAGATACAGTGATGTATTCACATTTACAAAAGATGAGAACCATGATATATTGTGGGAAGGTAACTTTGAGTGGTGTAGATTTGGTATGCCAAACGACTACTCAAGAGCTTATGGTGAATATTTAAGAGAAGGTGGAGACATGGAGCTTGAAGAGTTTAAGAAAGCTGTACATGAGTATGATGATGAAACGCACCAACATTACTATCCAAAGTATGTTAGGATGGTTGACAGCTTAAAAGATGAGATAGAGATGGTAGATCCGTCTGGAGGACCTTATATCTCAAGAGGTATGCATCTAGATTCTTTTGGATTTAAAGGATATGTAGTTAAAGACTTTAAAAGAATCGACACTGGATACAAAATCATAACTGAGAAGTGTGATAAGTGTCATCTAGCTGGTGGTATTCATAAGATGGGATGTGAAACAAGAAAGATAACTATCATTAATATAATGGAAGAAGATGAAGAACTTGGGTTGTATGATGCTACAAGTGATGCTGTAATTGATGTTGTAAATAGACAAGGAGAAATATCTGAAGGAGATCTGCCTTCAATAATTGACTTTACAGGTCCAACAAAACATACTGAATCAGAGATTGAATATGTAGAATGGGATCACAAAAAGCAATCATTTGAAAAATCAAATAAATAATATTATGGGAAATAAAAAAGTATTTATAGTTTATGATTATGAATGTTATTATGGAATTAGTAAATTGCTTAAAGTTTTTTATAATGAAAAAGACGCTATTGATTATGTAGAGCAATTAAAAATTACTACAGGAGAAAATCTTATAGATTATGAAGAATGTGAAATACGATAAATAAATAATCGTATCTTTGCATTAGTAGAGTCGTCGCTACATTAAACATTTTATACAAATTCCACCATTGATAAAGACGACGACCTTTTGATATGGTGGTTTTTACATTTATGGAAATTTGGAAAGACATTAAAGGTTATGAAGGGGTTTATCAAATTAGTAATTTAGGAAGAATTAAAAGTTTGCCTAGAAAATTAAAAAATAGATATTCTTTTTTTTATTCAAAAGAAAAAATATTAAACTCTAACGTTGGGTATGGAGGTTATAGATTTCAAAAATTAAAAGACAAAATGTTTTCAGTACATAGATTGGTTGCTGAATATTTTGTTGACAAACCAGAAGGTAAAAACACAGTAAACCATAAAGATTTAAATATATTAAATAACAACGCTTCTAATTTAGAATGGATATCTCAAAGAGAAAACTCACATCATTATACGTTAACCAGAAAAAGAACTTCAAGGTATATCGGAGTTTGTTTTGATAAAAACAGAAATAAATGGAAAGCAAGAATAAAAATTAATGATAAAACAATAAATCTAGGTCGTTTTGATTCCGAATTAGAAGCTTACAATAAATATTCAAATTATGCAAAAACTCAGGGATTATCAAGTAAATATAGCCAATAAAGCGTTAGAAATAATAAATGAAAAAGGAATCGTTTATCTTTCTATGCAAGTCAGAACAGGTAAAACTTTGACAGCTCTAGAAACTGCGAGGATGTATGGAGCGAAGAGGGTTTTGTTTATAACCAAGATCAAAGCCTTCTCATCCATACAAGGCGATTATAATAATTTCAAATATACATACGATATCAATATAATCAATAAGGAGTCAGTTCATAAGCTTAATGATACCAGTTATGACTTTATTATTCTCGATGAAGCTCATCAGTATGGAGCCATGCCTAAGCCAGGTAAGTACCAGAAGATAATCCGTAAATTGTTTAGAAAGTTACCAATAATGTTTTTGTCAGGAAGTGTATCCCCAGAGACGTATTCTCAGGTATATCACCAGTTCCAGATCTCAGACAGATCTCCGTTCTCAAAGTACACCACGTTCTATAAATGGGCTACCGATTATGTTGACGTGTTCATGAAGAACATTGGCTACTCTGTGGTCAAGGACTACACCAACGCTAAGTACGATAAGATCATCCAAGCCATCGAGCCATACATGATTACCTTCACCCAAGCCGAGGCTAACTTCACCACATCCGTAGAGGAGGAGATCATAGAGATCGACATGAAGCCAGTAACGTATGAGATCATCAGAAGGCTTCGTAAGGACTCAATAGTTAAGGGCAGTAGTGGAAACGTAATAATAGCCGATACAGCCGTTAAAATGCAGCAGAAGATACATCAGCTAGGATCTGGAACGATCAAGCACGAGGACGGCTCTTATCAAATAATAGACACATCCAAGGCAGACTACATTAAGTGGAGGTTCAAGGATAATAAGATTGGGATCTTCTATAAGTACAAGGCTGAGCTTGAGATGTTGCGTCAAGTAATCGGTGCAGAAAACTTGACACAAGATGTTGACGAGTTTAATAGTACAGACAAGTGGATCGCCCTTCAGTACATTAGTGGCAGAGAGGGAATCAACCTAAGCATGGCAGACTATCTAGTGATGTTTAGTATTGACTTCTCAGCTACCACCTACTTCCAAGCAATCGATCGTATGACTGTAAAGGATAGAACACACAACAAGGTCTACTGGCTGTTCGCTAAGAACACATTGGATAAAAGCATTTACAAGACAGTAATCGGTAAAAAATCATTCACCCTAAATTATTTTAAGAAATGGAAGAATACATAAAAATGAGGAACAGCGGTAGATACGACATTAATTGGTTCTACAAGCACTATCTTGATAACGCAAGAAAGCATATAGATATTAATACTTTCAGTATGATATTTAACTCTGTTGACCTTAATAATATCTTACAGCATATAGATCGTAAGTTCAAGCTTAACGTGATAACAGACTCTAACGGTAACTTTATAAAGGTTGTAGAATGAGTAGCAAGTTTCAAACCAAGATCATTAACCAGTACAAGTCGACTGGTCATATCGTTCTAAACGTGATCAAGCTCAGTGAGAACGGATACCCAGACCTTATAGCACTTAAGGATGGTGTTGCTACGTTCATAGAGTGTAAGGAGTACAACGACAGCATAAAGCCTTTGCAAGAGCATAGGATAGACGAACTAATCAAGCAAGGGTTTAAAGCCTTCTGCATCCAAGATAAAAAAGGAATAATATATGGAGACAACGATTAGTTTAGCCGAGGAGTTAGGCATGACAAAGGAAGCAATAACCAACAAGGCAAGGATTCTAGGTATTAAGAAGACAAGCGGTAGGTATAGGTTTACAGAAAAACAAGCTGACATGATACGTGAACATAAACGTATACCTTCTTTTGTGGAGAAGTACCATAAAAGAAAGATCAGTATAATAGAGTTCTTCTTATCTAACAAAAACAATACTAGGGAGGAGCTGTCCGACAGCCTAGAGCTTCCAATCTCAAGGATTGACGCTACAATCAATGAATGGTGTGAAAATAACCATTATATTGTTGTAGAAAGTAAAATAAATGTTCAATGTATTGAATAATTCCATACATTTGTCAAAAAAACACACACAATGGAAAAATACGTAAACAACATCATGGATTCTATAAACAGATACTCAGACAATATTTACGAGAGTCTTATGGATAATGATACAGAGGAACTTAACAAGAATATATTTTTATTGATTAACCTGCTGAGAGATATTCAGCATAAAGAAGAGATCTAATGAAATATCCAATCGAAGAAATTATTAAACTCATGAAAGAGGGTAATAATATTACAAAAAGCACTCAGATGGCATGTGAGTCTAACGGTATACCATACTCAGACTCAGCTAGAAGGGTGGTATCTAAACAGCTAGAGCTAGAGGGTGTCACAGACAACACAAGGGATGCCGAGCTTGAAGAGACGGATGCGTTCAAGGAAGCCAAGAAAAGGGTTCTTGATAAGTCAAAACAGCGTTTCATAGTGTCATGGGCTCAGAGCGAGACAGATGTTCATGAGCAGTTCCTTGCAAATATGGAGGCTTATGCCAAACATATCGATGCAGACATCTCAATAATTGCTGGTCGTTATAAGAACCCCACAACAGTTAATACTAACAAACGCACAAAGGATAAGGAGAGCGACCTTGCAAACACATGGCATGAAAGGGTTCTACCATACCTAGACGCTGCACGTCATAAGATACATCCTAACCTATGTATACTGTCAGACGTGAAGGTACAGCCAACGGCATCAACACCACTGTCTGGACTTAACGGACTCACTGGTCTTGAGTCATGCATCGTAGGTCACCCTAGGGTTCACCTTAAGTCACTACCAATACTTGACGGTTACCCTCACAAGCTTTTGGTCACAACTGGATCGGTAACGGTTGACAACTACACCGACACCAAGTCTGGTAAGAAGGGTGAGTTCCACCACACTCTAGGGTTTGTTATAGCAGAGCTTGACGATGATGTGTTCCATTTAAGACAGGTAACAGCTGATGATGATGGATCATTCTATGATCTTATGTATCATGTTTCTGATGGTTTGGTTGATGACCACACTGATATGGGAGCACTAGCTATCGTGTTTGGAGATCTTCACCTAGGTGAGACCAATGATGACGTGCTAAAGGTTTCTTTTGATATGTCTGAGAGCCTTAACTGCCAGAAGATCATACTTCATGACGTTTTCAACGGGCACAGTATAAGCCACCACGAGCGTAACATGCCGTTTATTCTAATGAACAGAGAGAAGGACGGATCGGATGACTTGCTTGCCGAGCTTCATGATATGGTTGAGTTCTTTGACAAGTACAGCGAATACTATTTTGTTATGGTTAGAAGTAATCATGATGAGTTCTTGGACCGCTGGCTTAACGATGTTGACTGGAGAAAGATGAACAACAAGTACGCGTACCTTAAGCTAGCTAACAGCTTGTCTGACGATAACTTAGGCAAGGGTATCATACCATTGTTCTTGGATGAGCAGCACGTTGAAAATGTTTATTGTTTAGGTATAGACGAGAGCTATAGGATAGCAGATATTGAGTGTGGCATGCACGGTCATAAGGGAGCCAACGGATCAAGAGGTGGTGTTATGCAGTTCAAGAACATGAACACCAAGAACATAACTGGTCATACTCATACCCCTTGTAGAGAGGACGGTCACAGCTCTGTTGGTACACTTACTCATCTAAGGGTTGGGTACAATGTTGGTCCAAGCTCTTGGGTACATAGCAACATCGTTATCTATCCAAACGGAAAGCACCAGCACGTGCACATTATTAATAATAAATATACGACATTATGATTAGTTCAGAGCAGATTTTAACATCTCTAGTAAACAAAATCAATAGAGATCCAATGAATCCTAAGAAATTTTATTTTATTTTTAAAGAAATAGTAGAGATAGACAAATCTATAATACTTGAAATAAAGTTTGGAGTTAGTGAAAATCAATCTTACACATTCAAAAAGTATGTTAAAAATGAAACAGAAAAAAATCAAGACAAAGAAGAATTATTTTACATGTCTATAACTAAAATTTTTGATATTGTTTACGATGTTATAGATAATAAATACACAACACTATGAAAGAATATATTTGCATAAAGGATTACTTAATGACAGACGGAAGGATAGCTTATAAGGCTGGAGAGACGTACAAGGTAACAGAGAAGTTAAAGGACGAGGGTGAGGACGGATGGTTTGTACTTCCTAGCTTATTTGATGAAACCCATAAAATGAATACAGATGATGACTTCTTTGATCACTTCATTGACATTAAGAAGGAACAAAAAAAGGTTCTTAAAAGACTTAAAAACCATAACAAACATCTACCTTGGGCTCCTTGTAGCAGCACAAAAGGAGGTATGTTCTTAGACGAGTTTATAGTTAACGATCCAGAAATAGTAACACCTAACGACTCAATTGTTGAGAGTGTTATAGAGCGATTTAGAGACCGTTCTGAGGTAGGTATTAAGAAATACAACACTACACTAGACAGAAACGATTTAAGTGCCTTAGAATGGCTACAGCATCTTCAAGAAGAAATTATGGATGCTTGTTTATATATTGAAAAATTAAAGAAAGAACTATGAAAGAACATAAAATAACTCCAATGCAAAGGATAAAGATAGTGATGAAGTATCTAATGGACCGTGGGGCAAA